GAAGGCTTTCGCGATCTCGCCCATCGTGAGAAGTTCGAGGCGGCGGTTCTCACGGATCGTGAGCAACGCTTTCTCGTCAGTAGGCATGTGGAGCAAGTCCACGATCTCGGCACCAGCGTCTTCATCCATGCCGAGGCGGTGGATGCGGTCTTCAAGCTGAATGCGGTACTGGGGTTTGTAGCTGTTCGACCAGATGACGATGCGGCAGGCTTCGATCAACGTCAGACCCATACCGCCCGACTCGGGGTGACACACGAACGAGACCTTGCGGTTCTCGTCCAGGTTGGCCCAGTAATCGAGTGCGTCCACGCCACGCAACGTCTTTGTCTCTTCGCCATCGCGATAGAAGACGTGGAAGCCACGGCCATCGCAGCGAACGACAGTCCAGTCTTGTTCCAAGCAGATGCGGACGCAGCGATCGACAGAGCCAGTGAAACCGGCCGCGATGACAATGCGGCCACGCTTCTCCATGTTTTGGAGTTCCGCGATTAGCGCCGGCTCTTTCGGGCACGGGACTTCCCGAGCTTCACGTTTCGTCTTGTCCACGATCTGGGCACCGTCGCAACGGTGGCACGTCACCAACTGCTCTTTCAAGTTGGCCACGATTTCCGGGTCGAGCATGTCGATCGCGCGGAACACCCGCTCTGCGTCGGACGGGTCAAACCACTCTTTCACTTCGCCCGTACCGTCACAGGTTGGGCACGTAATGGTCCCGTTGCTCTTCTCGCGATACTGGAAGCCGTCGCTCAATTCCCGCAGCAGAGTCATCGCCGTCACGGCGTTGACCGAACTGTGCACGAGAGCCTGGGCCACCCGCAGCGTGGCAGGTGACGGTTTGCAGTAGACCTTCCTGTACGTCTTCTCGGGGAGGTTCAGGATCGACTTCGAGCGGACGCTCACGAGACCTTTCAAGCGGTCGTACAGGTCTGCAACTTCGTTGACGCTCTGCGCGAACGTGTGGTACTCGGTATCGTTGCGATTGTGCGGCCCGTCATCTTGGTATTCACCGCAGGTGGCACACTTGTTCTCGTCGTCTTTCCAGCCGATCAATTCGTTGTGGATGCCACCCGTGACAAACTCGCGACGGGCCAGGAACGCCAGCCGAGCTTTGAACGCCTTTTCCGACCCTTCCTTCAAGAAGCCGGGGAACGCGATCTCGCACTGCGACCACCAATCCACGGGCGTCTTCGGGCTCGGCGTGCCAGACATCAGCAGGACGAAGCCTTCATAGCCGTACTTGGCCCGAATGTGATCGGCCAGGAATTGGGCGGCACGACTGCGCTTGGCGTCAGCCGTTTTGAGCCACGATGATTCGTCGAAGATCACACCATGCGGAATGGGGGTGTCTTTGGTCCACTCGTTCATCTTGCGAGTGAGGGCCTCGTAGGTCATCACGTCGACGGCGATGCTCGGGTCCAGCTTCCACTTCTTGAATTCGCGGGTGATGGCGGCGCACACCTTCTTCGGTGCGACGTACCACCAATCGTTGTGGCCAGATCGCTCGATGACTTCGATCGAGATCAGCGTCTTGCCCAGACCCATGCCTGCCGCTTCGATACCGAAGTGCGTCGTCAACCAATGGTCCACGTCTTCCTTCTGGTAGTCTGTCAGCGGGCGGGTGTACTCGTGCTTCTTGTCTTCCTGGTCGAACCACGAGTAAACTTCATCACCACGTTCCAGGAAGGCGAGTTGGAACCGGTTGCGGAAGCTGTCCGCGACCGACCAAATCTTGCGGGGCTCGTCATCGAAGCCATGCCACTTCGAGCCGCCCATCGACTTGATCTCGTCTTTCAACGAGAACGGCGACGTAAGGAACTCGATGCGTCCCTTCGTGAAACACAGCCGGACTGGTTCCAAGAGGGCACGGCCTTTCTTGGAATAGACCCGGAACTTCGTTGATACGAATGTGTCTTCGGTGGTGGTCATCGTTTATCTTCGAGATAGAAGAGGCGTGAGTCGGAGGCGGCGGGCTTGCGTTTACAGTCACCCCACACGTTCAGGCCGGTGCCCTCGAACAGCGTCAGAATCTTGCAGTAGCAAGCTTGGACTGTTCCCTCGCGGCGTGAGCCCGAGATCACAGCGACTCGCCATTGAGCGAGCGTGCCGGTGACAACGAGCAAGTCGATACCGCGTGATGTGGTTTCCGTGTGGACGAACGGCATACCCACAGCGGCTTCAAGGATGCTGAGGATGTCGCGGTCGTCGGCGGCGATCAGGACACTGAACGAAACGTGGGTGAGAAGGGCGGGCGGTAGGCTGTGTGCGGCGTTCTTGTCGGACAGCGATTCAAGACACGAGATGAACTTCTCGGCATCACACATCTTCCGGTGGCTGGCGTCACTCTTAGCGGCCGGGCTGTAGCCCAGAGCTTCGTGTGTCACCGCCAGGAACGCCGTGAAGTTCACTGCGGGTTGTTGGATCAGGACGGCATCGACGCGCATTGGTAGACGGGACTTCGGAGAGGATGTAGCCAGGACGGCTACTTGGAGGGTTCGTCTTCCGCGACAAAACTCGGCTTGGCCTTGCTCTCGCGGTCGGCGAAATACTTGCGACAGTAGGGATTGATGTACGTGACGGGACCGCCGCCGTTGTCATTCAGATCGGGGTAGGTCTGCGTGTACGAGTAGGAACTCGATGACGACTCCGTGCTGATACGGTTGCCTTGGCCACCAGACTGTCCGCCGTAGTTGGGGAACACATGGTTGCCGTAGCCCAGGTATCCGCCGTAGCCACCCATACCGCCTGCCCCGTAGCCGCCGCCGAATTGCTGCGTGGCACTGGACGACGAGCCGGACCGGTCTTTGGTCGCGAGCGGGCCGCGCTCGGCCAGATACGCCTTGTGACGTTTGGCAGCGTTGAGTTCATTGGCCTTGTTTCGTTTGACGGCCATCTCGCCGAACTCTTGATCGGTCATCTTGGCCGGCGACTTCTTAAACGTGACTTCCGGTGCGGGGATTGCGTCCGACACGGTGACGCCGTTGCTCAGCTTCCATTCCTTGGCGGCAAGCACCGAGGGGAGCAACAAGAGCAGAGCGGTAGCTAGGATGAACTTCATGGATGGTGCTCGCTAGGTGGGAGAGAAGATACTCGGGGCGGCGTTTCCACCGCCCCGAGCTTGCGATTGTGATTGCAGCAGCACGTGCAACTATTACTATTACGCTGCTCGGTGCGTTTTGTGTACCGGATTACCGCTTGCGCCCGGTTTTCTGCGTCGTCTCTTCGGCAACGGGTGCCGTTTCGACTTCGCTCGTGGCTTCCCGGAACTTCTTGATCTCTTTCAAGATCACGTCGTTGGCCGGCAGCTTCGTGAACGGGCTGGACGATGGCTTCACAACCGGCACCCACCACGAGAACTTTTCCTTCTTGATGAACTTCGACGTGAGGGTCATCGGGACGGCGACACCGGGAACACGTCCCTCCATGTCAACACCGTCCGCGATGTACTTGTCGATGTCCGTCTGCGTCAACGGCAAGTTCGGGAACATCTTCTGGGCTTCCGGGCGGTGCGTCGGGGCACCGAGGAAGTATTCCAGCGGGCGACCTGTCTTCCGCTCGTAGAGCAAGAAGCTCGGGCCGACTTGGCAACCCGAATCCTTGACTTCCGACTTCGCCCAGATGCGCTTGAACTCGTCGGTGCTCGCGTCGTAGACGGTGATGACGGGCTTGTCGCTCATGTCGATCGCCTTTGTGCGGCGCGACACAGCGAGAATCTCGACAGTATCGCCGAGGTTGATGACTTCACCACCGGAGAGCGGGATGAAGTAATGGCCCGGCTGGACCAACACCTTACCGTCGTCGTCCGTCTTGCCCTTGCTGGACAATTGCAGGCGACCCAGGAAGTCCGCGCCTTTGGACAGATCAGCGAAATCCTGATCTGCGCCAACCGATGTGGACGGGAGTTGCGACATATCGAGGGGAATTAAACCGTTGGACATTTGATTTACCTTGAGAAGTGAGAAGTGAGAAGTGAGTTGTTTGCTTGTGCTGACGGTATTTTAAGTTGCGCCCCCTTCTGCTAGTAGTTCGGTGAGTTCACCGGCTTTGCGATGTATTGCTGCTGCGTTCTTTCGTTGTTGTTCCACACTGTCGGGGTCGAGATTAAGCGTCCAGTTGAGGGCGATCATCGCGCCCTCAAGTGCCGTCTTCGCTTTCGCTTTGACAATCAGCGTCGGCAGGATGGCACGGTCGTTGAGTTCCTTGATGACGTGTTTGATCCCCCGCTGGTGTGGCTGTGGGGAGAATGGAAAGTCGTTGAAGTGTTTGTCGAGCTTACCCTGCCGAACCTCTTCCATCCGACGCTTGATAATGGCGGCGGCTAGGGCGTTGAACTCGGGAGGCGATAGGGTCTTGGCGGGTTCGATCAGTTGTTCGCGTAGCGTAGGTGATTGCACCTTGGCGAGCATGTAAGCAGACATGAGCGGGATGTCCCCGCGATCCACCATCTTCTGAACCTTCGCACTGAGCGATAACAGGTCCAGTTGTTCACTCACCCACTGCGGGGCCTTATTCACGAAAGCCGCGATCTCGCGGACGGTCGTGCCAGGACGCATGGCTTGCAGTCGTTTCAGTTGCCTCGCGAACTCGGTCTTCGTTGTTTCCTTGCGGACAGCGTTCTCCCTAATCTGGCACGCAAGAACGTCTTCGTCGGTCAGGTCGTACTTTGTAACGGCCGCTATGGTGGGCAGCTTCAAGACTCTGTGGATGTCAGTGCGATGCAGCCCCGCGACGACTTCCCTTTTGCCAGGGGCACGATCGCCGGCCGGCCGCAAGCAGACGGGCGTAATTAGTCCGAACCGCTCGATAGAGTCGAGCATCGTGACGTACTCGATGGACTCACGATCGATGTACCGAAGTAGGAACTTCGGATCGATGATCTCGTCCAGCGGCACATACCCGATTTCTTCTTTGCGATCCACACTGCGTCTGCCTCGTATGTTTCTTGACACTGATACTATTGTGCCGTTCTGTGTTAATTTTCCGTTTGTGCCAAAAGTTAGCAAATGAGTGAGTGAGTGAGTGAGTGAGTGAGTGAGTGAGTGAGTGAGTTATCAGTTCTGCCCGTTCTCGCTATAGAAAGGAATCAAAGGAGTGATAGGTATATATGATTGAATTGACTCACTCACTAACTCACTCACTCTTAGACCTAAGTCTATGCCGCATTTAGGCTTATGTGGACGGTCCGATTGTAGGGCCGACTAACTGGATCACTTCCCCGAGCTTCACGGAAAAATTGGGCGGTTTGGCAGAATAGTATCGGTGTGGAAAGATCGCCTTTTAGCACCGTCAAGCTGCCAAGATTCTCGCAGGCACCGCATGAAAGTAAGTAACTCGATCAAAGCCTTTCTCGAAGCGAAGAGAGATCAACTGGTCCACCCGGACTTGTTGGACTTCTTCCTCGCGAACTTCCCCGGCCTGGAAACCCAGGTGATGGTTGCGGCGGGTAAGGGCCAGCCAGTGCAGGGACGCCGTTCGACATACACGGACGGCCTGAATGAGTGGTGGCAGATTCGTATCCCCAAGCAGGCGGACAGTGATCCGTTCTGGGGCGAATACGATTTGAAGTGGCCACTTGAGCTTCACTGTGTATCGATCGGCTCTACTGGCTGGCATTGGCAGAATCGACGTTCACTCTATGTGGGCTTCGATTTCGATGCCATCGCGGGTCACGCTGAGGGCGTCGGTATCAAAGACGAGAAGCTCGCCGAAGTCCGCGATGCCGCGTGTGCGTTGCCGTGGGTTCGGGTACGCCGGTCAACAAGCGGCTCGGGTATCCATCTCTATGTGTTCTTCGACAAAGGCGGTGTCGCCACGGAGAATCACACGGAGCACGCCGCCCTTGCCCGATACATACTCGGGTTGATGTCGGCTGAGGTCGGGTTCAACTTTGCCTCACAGATCGATGCGTGCGGCGGCAATATGTGGTGCTGGGCGAAGAAGACCAGCCTTGAGAATCGCGGCTTCGAGAATATCAAGACCGACGAATTCCAATTCTTCCCGGCCGACAAAGTGCCCGACAGCTGGCGGGACCATATCGATGTCATCACCCGAAAGCGGGCGAAGACACGGGTGGGCAACGTCGAGCCGGGCAACATCGACATCTTCGAGGCTCTCACCAGCGCTCACCGCGTAGTGCCGTTGGAAGAGGCCCACAAGAACCAAATGGACGAGATTGAGCAGGCGGGGTTCGCGGTGCAGTGGGTGAGCGATCACCACATGCTGCAAACGCATACCCGTGGCTTCGCCTATCTCATGGAGAACCACAAGGAAGAAATGGGTCTGCAAGGCGGCTTTGAAACAAACTCCAAGGGTGCCAACCCTGGTGAGGCCAACTGTTTTGCGTTCCCAGGTGACGGCGGTAGCTGGAAGATTTACCGTTTCTCGCCCGGCATCTCGGAAGCCAGGACGTGGGAACAAGACGGCCAGGGGTACACCACCTGCTGGTTCAATCGCAAGCCCAATCTAAAGGCAGCCGCGCGGGCCACGGGTGGTCGCGACTTGAAAAGCGGTGGCTATGAATTCGACAGTCTTGAGAAAGCGGCCAAGGTCGCTGAGGCTCTCGGCCAAACAATCCAGGTCGAAGATCAACTCAAGCACCGCAAGGCTGTCGTAAGTAAAAGCAAAGATGGCCGCTTGACCATCGAAGTCGCGAAGGAAGCCGGCGACGTTCAGATGGGGGATTGGAACAACAGTGACAAGAAGAATGCCTGGACCCAGGTGTTCGACATTCCGACTGAGCCCTTGCAAGAAGAAATCACGAGCTACGATGATAAGATTCGTTGTCTCACAACACCCGACACTCAGCCGGCCGGCTGGGCCACACGAAGCAAGCGGGGCGAGTGGTTACGCAAGACGGCTTCCAGCGTGAAGATGATCTTGCAACGCCACGGCAACGCAAAGCCCGACGCCGAGATTCTGATGGGCGCGGCCGAAGACGACCCGTGGAAGCTGGTGGCCGAGCCGTTCAAGCCCGAGTACCCCGGCGACCGACAGTGGAATCTCAATGCCCCGCAACTGGTGTATGCTCCGGTGCCTCGTGGCGTGGAGTACGAGCACCCGACTTGGGACTTGATGCTGAGTCACTTGGGCAAAGACTTAGACCCGTACCTCCGCGAGTTGGAGTGGGCGCAGAAGTGCAACATTCTGACGGGCGGCGATTATTTGACGGCATGGTACGCTGCGATCATTCGCGACCCGCTGCTGCGGCTGCCCTACCTATTCTTCTTTGGTGACGAGAACAACGGCAAGAGTTCGTACTGGGAAGCGTTCCAGCTTCTTGTCACAGGCGGCGTCGTCAAGGCTGATCGCTCGCTGACAAGTCAGAACGACTTCAACGGCGAGTTGGTCGGGGCGATCATGTGCGTTGTGGAAGAGAAGAACATCTCCAAGGCAGACGGCGCAGCGGCGAAGATCAAGGATGCTGTGACGACACTCACGCTGTCTATTCGCAGGATGCGGCAGGACACTTACCAGATCGTGAACATGACGCACTGGTGTCAGTTTGCGAACAATCAAGACGCCTTGATGGTGCCGCCCGGATCAACTCGCATCACCGTGATCTACGTCACCAATTTCGCGAAGGAAATCCCGAAGGATGAATTGCACGCGCGCCTCAAGGCCGAAGCCCCTGCGTTCATGCGGACACTGATTGACTTCCAACTACCGCCCGTCACTGGTCGGCTCGCGTTGCCCATCGTCGAAACTCGCCACAAGGAACGCTCGGAAGAATTGAGCCGCTCGTTGCTTGAAACTTTCGTCCGCGAGGAAACGCATTTTGTTGTTGGCGAGAAGTCGGTCACATTCGCCGAGTTCTTTCAGAAGTTTAACGAGTGGTTGCCAGAAGACGAACGCTACCTTTGGACAAAGCATCGGGTTAGTAAAAGTCTGCCTATGAACCACCCCAGCGGTAAGGCGGGCGGCGGCGGTAAGCTTCACATCGGCAACCTTAGCTGGGAGGCGAAAGCGCCCGAGGCTGGTGCCCAGCTTCTGATCGTGAAAGAAAGGAAGCTCGTACCCGAGAATGGCTAAACATATCCCACTGAACGGACCAGCAATACTACTCGTGACACCCATAACGCTGACCATGCTTCAAACCTGCGTGGGTGGCTTTATCAAATTCATCGAACTGCCCACGGGTGACTACATGGTCGTCAACGAGGCTAGCGAACAACTTGCCCCTTTCAACTCGTCTGCGTCATCGCTCGCCGGCAAGGCCGGCCCCATCTACGGTGACGCCGTGCTTTGTGAACCATCGGAGCTTGCATGAAAATCTTTGGCCTTGGACACTACTCCCGTACAGGAAAGGATACCTTTGGCAATTCCCTCGTGGCCTCCCTCGGCGAATACAAGCCATCGTTGCGTGCCGCGAAGAAGTCATTCGCTTGGAAGCTCAAGCAGATCGCATTCGAGCTTTACGCTTGGGACGGTCTGCGGGAGCCCGAGTTCTACGAGACACTCGAAGGCGCGAAGTTCCGCGACATCCCCCTGCCGACCATCGGAAAAACGCCCGTGCAAATCTGGGTGGACCTCGGCACGCCGGCTGTCCGGGAGAACGTCTACGAGAACACCTGGATCGATTACCTGTTGAAGTCGAAGAACGATCTCGACGTGCTTATCATCCCGGACGTTCGCTTCGCGAACGAGATTGCCGCGATCCGCGAGCTTGGCGGCACGCTGATTAAAGTCGTGCGGCCGGGCTATGGTCCCCGCAAGACGGTCGCCGATCGTGCGCTGGTTGGCTACAAGGGTTGGGACTATGTGATCGGTGAGTCGGGCGACATCAACGACCTGCGCCGCTGGGCGTCCCGCTTCGCTCACAGCATCATCACCAGTACGCCCCTCTGGCAAACCGAAGCTTCCAGAGAAGCCGCCTACCGGGTCGAAGTCGTTGAACCGTGGACGCCGCCGCTAGCCGACAAGGGGACGCTCAAGCTGGACCGGGCCACGGCCACGGTGCTTATGGGCATCCTTGACCGGGTGGAATCCGGCGACACGGTTGCCGACACGGTTGCCGACACGGTTTACGAGCAGCTTGAACAAGCCTTTCCGCAACAGGCCACATGAACAACGCAGCATCCTCATTATTCGCAGGTGCGGTGGTGGACTTCATGCTTCACCTGATGAACCGCCCAGACCCGATGATCTGCGGGGCCAACTATCCTCGCGACAAGATCGTCGCGGAGTTCGAGATCTGGGCCAAGAGACGCAAGCTCAACACGACGTACCTCAACATAGCTGACTGGACATCCCTCTGTGATGAGGGCCGACTGCAATGACACGTACCTTCTCCGCCATGCCTCACCTGAACGGGAACCTGATGGTCGCCGTGGACGTGGAAACCACCGGTTCCCGGCCGGGGTTCCACGAGATCGTCCAGATTGCCGTGGTGCCTCTGAACTCGGACATCCGGCCCCTGGAAGGGGTCAGGCCCTTCTACACGAACGTCAGGCCGCTCTACCCGGAAAGGGCCGAGAAGAGAGCCTTGGGCATCCACGGGCTCAACCTGGACGATCTGGTGGCCCGTGCGGCGGACCCAGATCAGGTGGCCGAAATGCTGGTCAACTGGTTCGAGCGGCTGGACATGCCGATGGAGCGGAATCTAGTTCCGCTGGCCCACAACTGGGCATTCGAGAGCAGCTTCTTGAAAGCATGGCTCGGGGTGCCTCTGGCCGACAAGGTTTTCCATAGCCACGCACGCGACGGAATGCTGACTGCGCTGCACATGAACGACAAGGCCGTCTTCAAAGGCGAGAAGGCCCCATTCAATCACGTTGGCCTCACGAAACTGTGTAAATACTTCGGCGTGGTCAACAGCAAAGAACACGATGCGTTTGCCGACTGTATTGCCGAAGCCGAAGTCTACCGCTGCCTTGTAATGATGGACATGATATGAGCCCAGATTGTGACCCCTGCCCGGATGTGGGCAACTACAACGAAGTCATGCGGGGCAACGACCACTTAAAGTTCACGCTCCCCGTTGTGTACTTCCACCCACCGCAAGTCGGCAACGTGTTCAAGGCTCTCGATCTCACGCTGCTCCGTTACGAGGGCCGCGAGTTCGAGCGGCCAACGATCAACGACGACGGCAGCATTGAGTACCAGCGTCAAGACGGGGCGATCCCGGACGAGATCGACGGCTTCCAGAGAGACCCAGAGAACGCCTTCCGATTCGTGCCCATGTGGGAGTCCTGCAAGCTGCGGGCGCTCGGCACACGCGCGAAGGAAAACGGCTGCATCGATATTGCCGCCGCCTGCAACAACCCAGAAGCAAAACAGTTCGGTCGTCCAGTGAAGTGCGTCGAGTGTCAGGTATGCCCGGTCCGCAAACAATAAAAGCCCAGGTGTATGAACACCTGGGCCTTTGGAAAGGTTCGATAGATGGCAGTTAAGAAAGAGAACATCGACCGCTTCTTTGACTATGACGTGATGCTGGATAGCCGCATCGTTATGATTGCCGACTCGTCTGACGAAGGCGTGGACAATCTCATGGCGAACCGCTTTATCAAAGCGATCACCATCCTCGAACAGTCGAACACCAACCCGATCCGCGTCATCCTCAAGAGCCTCGGTGGCTGCATCTATAACGGTGCTGCCATGTACGACGCCATCTCAAACTCCCCTTGCCACGTCTCGATGGAAGTGTATGGGGCCGCGATGTCGATGGGTGCCGAGTTACTACAGTCCGCCGACGAACGCATCATGCAGCCCAGCGCTTTGCTGATGCTGCATGATGGAACATTCGGGGCGGACGGTGCACCACGCACCTTTGAGAATTGGGCCGCAGTATCTAAGAAGCTGCGGCAGAGGATGTACGCGATCTTCGCTAAGCGAAGCGGCAAGACCGTCAAGTTTTGGGAGAAGATGTGTGCGAGCGATTTCATCCTGGATGCTGAGGGAGCCCTCAAGCACGGATTGATCGATCGCATTGCGCAACCGCCAGCAGGTTAGAGTGTGGACGACCCACCGCCCTCCCCATCTTCCGTCTCTTTCAAGAACGCCGAACCTGCGAGGAAACGCTTCTTGTCGGTATCCCACGCGAAGTGGAATATCGCATTGCGATCCGAAATGTCTGGATCGTAGAATCGCTGCGTCTTGATGTTGATAGCACCGCTCGCTGACTTGATCTCCGCAATTTGCGGAATGAATGGCGCTTGCTGATAGTTCAACTTGAGATTGGGATTCGGGTTCTTAGAACCATTCACCGTGCCGAACACAGTTGTCCCGAAGATGGACTGCGGGAAGAACAGGTCGTCTTTGAGGAAGTTGGAACCGCCGCCCGACCCATTCAGGTAGAGCACGTTCGGACCGCCGACGAACACATTACCCGTACCTGTCAAGCTAATCAGCTTCCAGTACACGGTGTTGTTCGGCAGGTTGCCAGTCGTTCGCTGGATGCAGCAGTAGGACTCACCGTTGAGCAGCACGGCATCGTTCACAGCGTAGGCCGTGGCGTTGTCGTACTGGCCTCGGAACAGCAGGGACTTCCCGGCCACACCAATGACGCCAGTGTAGCCAATCGGCAACTGCTTGCTGGTTGGCTGAGCATCGTCGCCCACGAACTCCAATTCCTGGGCGGCTGGCCAGAACCACGGGTACTGTGTCATCTCGCCCGCTCTTACGGGCACAAGACACTCGAAGTCAATTGTGTTGTCGGCCGAGTTGTAGTTGGCCTTCTCCACCATTGCTTTAATCGGACCCGACGCCACATAGGCAGGGAGGTCCAGCAGCACCGTGTCGAACGTCTCAAGGTTCAGTTTCGTGAGATACGTTTTGAACCTGATTCGCTTCCATGTGTTTGCTTTGCGGATCATCCAGAACGTGGCACCATGAAGCACCACGTCGGGCTGGTTGAAAAGCGAGAAGTCGAAGTCGTCAGCCTTCGTACCGTACTTCGCGATGTTGTGACGCAGGATCGTGTGCTCGGGAGTCTCGTCCGCCCACGACAGACGCCACTCAATAGTGAGCTTCGTCACGATGTCTTCGGTCGGCGTAAGCGCGACTTCGACACTCTTGTTCGCGATGTCCGACACAGTGATCGTGTCGTCCGCGTCCGGCTCTTCGGCCAAATACTTGAGCTTGAACTCTCCGTTGTCGATCCACACAGCACAGCGGGCCGCGAAGGCAATCCGCTTAATCACGTCGATCGTGTTCTCGCGTTCAAGGAACGCAGTGTTCATGGGGAACTGTTCGAGCTTTGTTTCCACGGCGTCGAACGTGGTCGTGTCATGCGTGAGGCTGGTCCATCGTTGGATGATGTATTCCAGAATGTCCACGGTATTCGGGCCGATTGTAGACTCGAACGTGACGAACACGTCATCCGACCAGCCTTGATCGACCAGGGTAGACAGCGGCCGGTTCATCACGACTTCCACCGCCGTTACCGGCCCGTAGTTCGTGGTGCGAACTGTGTACTGATCGGGCGGCACGTTAATGAGCCGCTTGTCACCGTCGAGCGTCTTCCACGCCTTCACGGCTAGGACGGTGCCCGGAGTAATGCTTACGATGTAAGTGATAGGCTCGTCGGAGTCCATCACCACACGCGAACCAGCATCGGCCCAAAAGTGCTGGGCGATCTGATCGGGCTGCGTGCTGTTCTGCGAATCAGTGCAAACGAAGAAGCCGGTGCTCTCGACGGTTGTTCCGTCCGGCATGTCGATCGATTCATGGAAATTGTTGTTGCCTGTGGATGGTTGCTGGTTGCAGGCGTCAGACGCTATGGCCCCGACGATACCCTCTACTTTGTCATCATTGTCCACATGCTTACGACTGCTGATGTGGAAGCCATCGGCCCTCGCAATTCCAGTGAACAAGCCACCGTTGATGTTCAGGCGGATCGTGGTGTTCTGCGGAAAGTCTTCTAGGCCAAGGATGGGCAGTGGGTTGGACCCAAGCCCAGTGTCGTTGGCGTTGTCGAGCACGTTCTGCCGCTGTTGCAAGGCACATCCTTGCTGCAACTGATAGCTGAACACGGCGGTCGACGATTGTGCACGCATGTCATTGGCTTGTGCTTGCATCTCGTCGGCGCGCTTGCTGTCTTTCGCCGCCCGCCACGCAACACCAGCAATATCCAGAAGCGAGATTCGGATCGAGGCCAAGCCTAACTGCTGACCCAGGCCGCAATTCGATTGCCCAAGATCAGCGCCCTTCTGCTCAGCCGCGCCAGACACAATACCAACGCCCGCCAACGTCGTTCCCGACACGGCGGGCTTTACTTGTAGGGCCGGTACGTCAAGCGCCTTGCCAAAGATCACCGGCCAGGGTTTGCCGATCAGCGCTTTGGGAATGAAGTCGAAGTCACCTTCCTCGGCCGAGAAGCCGAACTCGTTGTCTTCTAACTGAGCTTCGACTTGGACCGAGACGGTGCGGTCGCCTTCCGACCAGATGATGGGGCTCTTGAGCTTTCCTTGGAACAAGAGGAACTTGTCGGAGAGGTCCAACCCGTCGAAGAACTGGTATACAGAAACGGGGCGTTGCTGGACATCATTTGTGTCGAGAATGGCTTTGATAGTTCCGTCTGTGTCATCGAGCGTCACCGCGATCTGTTGGGAGTTGCTGGAATCAATGTTGATGATATTGTCGAACTCACCAACCTCAAGGATGCGACCTTTGATGCTGCCGATGGTACGGTCAGCATACGAGATAGGATGACCGTTGCCAGCCCAGTCGATCTCGATAATGAAAATAGGCTCGACGCCTTTCTTCTGCGCGAGCTTCGTCAAAGCGTCTACCGAAATGCTTCTCATTGTTCAACTCCCTCGAATTCGAGTTCGACAGTGTTGGTCTCGCCACGGGGCCAACCTTGTACGGCCGGGCCAGCTTTACGCTCACCCTTGATCTCGAACGGATTGTTTGTGAAGTGACCCAACCAAACTCGCCCGTTGTGGTCGGTCACTGTGATGGTGGCTGCGAAGTATGAATACAGGAACGCCCGAAGTTCGAGCGCTTTATTACGTGTCAGCAGAAACGTCCACTGCATCTTCCGCCGCCCACCCTTACGCTTGATGTAGGTGTACAGCGTGCCGTCCGTTGCATGGTAGGGACGAACTTCCGCAGTCAGCGATTCTTGATCGCTGAACTGCGGGTTCGGTAGTTGCGTGGTTGTCTGGAAGGCAGTTAGCTCGATCATGTTTCCCTTGCCCCTTCAAACTCGAAGCTCGCGGTGAATGAGTTTCGTCGATCTTCGACAATTGGGTCTTGGGGATTTGTAATCACGCCTTTCCAGGCACGGTGCTCCCAATCGATCAACCTGATCTCTTGGCCCAGATGTGCGTCCATGAAGGTCAGCAGCGCGTAGGCTTCTTCCTTCGTGAGCACCGAGAATTGCAGGACCAGTGTTTCGACCTTCGGCCAGATGGTGTCCGCGAAGATGACCAGCGTGCCGCCTCGCGTCTCGCGATTGATCCGGTCGAACGCCAGACGGTTGAGGTCGCCCAAGTTGGGCGCTCGCAGGACTAGTTCGTCCGTGGCCATACTGGTTGACGGAAAGATCAGCCGGAACCCAGTAAGCTCTGAGGCTGCCGGCAGAGTGCTCGGCGGCGGGGTCGGAGCGTCGGGGTCTGTGGTCGAACCAATGAGCGGTTCGTAGTTGCACAGATCGGGGCTGCTGGTCTTGAACCGGACCGTTTCCGTGATCGTGATCGTACTGCTGGCAGACACCGACCGAGACAGCAGAGCCGAAGCAACGCTATCGAGTGCTAGATTGACTTCGGCCGGGATACCGGTCTGAGCCGAGGCACTGGCGGTCATGGCCAACGTGTTGCTGGCATCGGCCGTCTGATTGACGATGGCTTCGACCGACATTGACAGCGTGTTGTCAGCATCAGCGGCGATGGCGTCAGCCCGAAGGATGTAGCCATTCGCATTCTGTGAATTCAAGTCCAGCCAGGACTGAACATTCTGCGTAGTCTGGAAGCTGGCGACTGTCGCCGTCGAGTCGAGACCGCTCAAGATGACCGTAATCATCGAGAAGGTATCGTAGTCGAATTGCGTGGTCGTCTCGACCAGCGGCGTTGTGACCGACAAGTACCACGGCCGGATGACGGCGATGGTTTGTCCAAACGTCAGGGTACTCGTTGCTTGTGGGAACTTCTGGTTACTGGTCGCTAGCTGGTCGAATGCTAACGTACTGATGGCCGATACGCTGGTCGATCGAAACACAATAGCTGACGTGGATAGCGTCAGATTGTGGGCGAGTGTGCGGTAGTAGATACCGCGTTCGGCCAGATCGGTAAACGTCAGCGTGTTTTCCGCCTCAACAGGTGTCGAGCGGAAAACGCCAGCGATAACAGATAGGGTGAGGTTGTGGACAATCGCCGGCTGCAACGGCGCGTAGTGGCCCGCCGTGGCGACCGGTGTGAAGATTAGGTCAGACGACAGAACATGGGATGTGCGAAACGGGCACTCCGCATTGGCTTGAAGCCCATCAAGAGTGTTCTCGGCTTCGTTGGTCGTGCGAAAGTTGGAAACGGCAAGCGCATCCATCTCCAATGTGGAGATGGAGTCGGGGCTAAGGTACTCGACCGAAGCTGTGGCCGACAGCGTATTGAACAGCGTGCTCGCTGGACAGAACGTGCGGAACGTGGCCTCGGCAAACGCCAATGGCGAAAGCTGAGACTCAGCCGGAACATTGTTGCGGAACGTCGCCACAGCAGTAGCGATGAACTCCGGGGCTTCCGATTCGGCTTGCACCGCGTTGATGAAGACGACGGTGGCGATTTGCGTGATGTCGAAGTCACCAGTGATCGCCGGGCAGTTGTTGCGAAACGTCGGAGTCGCCGTGGACGACATTGTGAGATCGCTGGCGACCGAGCGATTGTAGTTCACGTTTGTCGCTGTCGCTTCCACCGACATCGTTAGGTCATTGGAACACGGATGCACCGTGTTGACGATGACCTCGATGTAGAACTGCGTGAGGAAGACGTTGCCGTCACCCTCCATCAGCACTTCCACATATTCTTGTGTTACACGAACGGTCATGGCCATCTACCTTCGATTAAGCGTCGATCTGGAAGCCAAACTGCGCAGCGTCCACTTCTGAGGGAGTCCAGGCCGCTGTAGTGTCGGGGTTCACCGCGAAGATGGACCACTTGTTTACATAGGTGGTGCCGCCCACGGGGACCGTCGTGCCAGAGCCGGTTGTCAAACTAGACTTGGCCTTGAGCGTAATATCGAACGGTGTGGCGTCGGATTCTCGGCAGACCGCATTCACGGCCACCGCATGAACCAGACCGGTCTCGCCCATTGAGGCGAAGTCGTAGAGGTCTTTGTTCGTGTCGCCGGCATCAACATACGTGCTGTCGCCGTCCGGTTCTGTGTCATCGACCATCGCGTAGTTATCACTACCCGTGCTCGGCGTGGCGTCTACGGAGTTGTCTGCGTCCGGGAAGACGGTCTTGATCTTCCAGTCCAGTAGGAACGTCGAATCGTTTCGGATGTAGATGTCGTCAAAGGCCCCGTAAGCCGAAGTCGAACCCGTCGCACCGAAGCGAACGGCGTTGTAGTAGACATTGCTGTTGGCCACGGTGTTCTGGCTGGTGTCCGATAGGACGGTTGTGCCGCCCAGCTTCAACGTGTAGGTGCCAGTGCTGGCATTAGTGAAGACGTGGAATTCGATTGCCTTCCACACACCTGTCGTGATACCGAGGCCGCTGGTCGTCTGTAACAGCGACGCGCCTTTGTACACAGCAAGCTCGCCGCCAGAGGTCAGGCGGACGTTCATACCTTCGTTCGAGTCTTCGTATAAGGCAATGATCTTCTGGTTGGCGTCCGTCATGTTCGTGGGGTTGAACGCCACGCCGATCAGGGTGTCAACATTGTTGCCCAAGTTCGGGGTGTTGACGTAGCGGTTTTGATTTGGGACAAATGCCCGACCAGCAATACGGCCAGTCGTCAATGCGAAGGCCGGGCCTGGATCAGATAAGCTACCCCATTTGCGAAGGAGGTATATGCCAAGATTTGTCCCTGTCGGCGACGTACCATAGGCATCGAAGCCCTCCGTGAAGATGATTGCCATGAGCGCACTCCAAAAGAAAAACGTCCGGGCGGGGCATAAACCCACACCCGGACGCTGGCGAGGGAGACCGGAGTAGAACCGTCGTGCGATTAGGCGTTGGTGTTGACGGTGTAAGTCACTTTGAGTTGATCGCCACCCGTGACCACCACGTCGCCGCCCGAGAAGAGGGCTGTGGCCCAGAGGATGTTGCCCGAGAGGGTGTGATCGCTCTTCGTGGCGGCGTTCGTGCCGCCCGCGAGGAACAGACCTTTGACCGTACCAGCGCCCGTCAGGTCGAACACGACCACCGAGCTATTCGTGATGGCTTGACCGCTGGCAGCGCCTTCGGTCCACTCGGGACGAGTGACGGCCGAGTCGGCGTTGGCCGGATCGGTGTAGCTGGCAAACTCGTCCCAGCCGTTGCCGGCCTGATCGATATTGTCGTAGGTGTCCGCAGCCGCCAGGGCGGTATAGCCCGTGCCCGAGATCAGGCCGAGGTTCCACGTTGCCTTGGCCGTCCCGCCGTTGAACATGACATTCAGCAAGAAGTTCTTGCCTTCGTTGGTCACGCCGTTGGGGAACTGGCGCTCGTCGATACGCTTGCCACCCCGCCAGTGCTCAACCTTGAAGTAACCTTTGAGGCCAATCAAAGAAGGCGTGACGAGTTCTTTCGCGGCGGGGGTCACGATGCCTCGGCCGGCCCCGCAAACCAATTCGGCACCTGCGGAGTGTAAGATGTTCAGACTGTTCATGGGAGCCTTTCGTTGGCCGAGAATTGGCCGAAGAGAAGAAGAGAGTCGAGACCGGCTACGTGCCGTTACGACTTGAAGCGGATATTGCCACGCCGAATTTCTTGGCGTAGCGCTCGACCAATTTCGCGGCCGTTGATCTTGCTGGGATCGCTGGACTTGATGGTCACGTTGACATCACCGACGTTGGTGGTGCTGCCACCATTCTGCCGAAACACGGGAGCGTGTCCGGCATTGATGGCTTGAAGTTGCGAGAAGAACTTGTTGCTCGAACGCGGGTTGATGACTGTCTCACCACGCGCTAGCATGGCGGGGACTGTATCGATACCACGGCCACCTGCGGCGAAGAACGAAGGCCGTCCGCCAAAAGCCTGATTCGCCGTGGGTCCGCCACCGAGAATTGGCACCTTGATGGCTGACGATGCCGAGGCTGCCGCCTGTAACGCTTGAGCCATGACGGCAGCGGCCTGGGCGTTGGCCTGCATCGGAGTCTGCAAGGTCTCGATCGTGGCATGGAGCGTCGTGGCCGGGCCGGTGGCATTGCCCAAGGCTCGGGCCAGGGGCGATGCGTCGATCTTCCCTAACGCACCCGAGAGATCGGTCTCTAACTTGCTGACCGCACCGTCCGTGCGGATTTGAAGATCGAGTACCTTGTCTTTCGAGACACCTTGCTCCAACAAAGCACCCAAGGCACCTTGTCGTGCGGCTGCTTGAGCTTTCAACGCTTCCGGCGAAAGCTGCTGACCGTTCTTGTCGAAGATGCTGCTGTTTGCAGCGAGGGTCTTTGTCGCAGCCTGGATGATCGCGAGCGATTGCTGTTGCTTGGCTCGCTGTTGTTCCAGTTGCGGCAGCCGTGAGGCCGAGATCGAAGCCAGTTGCTTCTCAGAGTTGACCTGTAGGTCCGTCAACTCTTTCAGTTGCCGGGCCGCGAATAGCGCACCGCGACGATCACCGGCAGATTCAGCTAGTTGCTTAGCCTCTTCGCCCGTGGCCTGGGCCGTCTCAAAGGCGGCTCTCGCCCGCTCGACGCCCGACACGCTACCGGTCCGGGCAGCAGTCGCCAGATCGGTAGCTGCCTTGCTCGCTAAGTCCTGGGCACGCTTAATCAACGCGAACGACTTTTGTGAGTCGTCCAGGTTTGATTGGCCCAGTCGCGTATCGAAGTCACGCCGATCTTGTCGGGCAGTAAGTCCGGCAACCTTAGCGCCGCTCGTCTTGATAAGGTTCTTCGCGAGATTGATCTGTTGCGTGAGTTGGGTGATCTTACCCTTCTCGACGTTGATGATCGCGTTCGCAGAGGTTCGTGCCTCGGCCAGCAATTCTTTGTTGCGAGCTTTGAACTGATCGATCTCAGCAAAACGAATCTTGTTGAGTTCTTCTTGCGCCTTACCTTCGGCAGCAGCCTGGGCCTTCTGCACGGTCTCTCGCTTCTTGCCGATGATGTCAAGTTGACGCTGACGTATTTCGAGTTCGGAGATGATCTTGCCACCGGACTCACCGATGGTAAGGTCTTTGCCGAACAGCGCTTGCAGGTTTTCCCAGGCGATGCCGAATGCTGTTACGCGAGGTTGGGCACGCAGAATGCTGCCCGTTGTATCCAGGACAGCCACCGTAAAGTCACGGAGAACCGCAGCGGTATCCAATCCTGTGTTCCCGATCGTGACGAAGCCGTCGCCGATCGGGATCATCGTGACCTTGAGTTGATTCCACTTCTTCGTCAGTTGCTCGGCGTCGTTGGCCATAACCTGCTGAGCGCGCTCAGAGTTTAGGCGGCTCGTTACTCCGTCGATCTGACGCAAGGCGTCGGCGTACTTCTCGGCATTCGTACCACCTAACGACAGCACGCCGAGTAGAGCCCGCTGGTTGTTGAAAAGCTCGGCCGTGCCGGCTGTGGTGCCATCGGTTTGTTCCAACAGGAACTTCAACGCACCGCCCAACCCTCGGGTCTTGACAAGTTGTTCAGCGCTGGCGATACCATTCGCACGAAACACCCGAGTCAATTCATCGGAGGGCTTTACTAACCCGGTCAGAGTTCCGCGAATCTGGGTGAACGCTTGGGCGTAAGGAACACCAGCATTCGTCAGAGCAGCCACCGACGATAACAATTCAGCCTGGGACACACCGAGCGTATTACCCAGTGTGGCGACCGTACCGAAATTGCTCGCAAGCTCTTCGCCGCGAATCGTACCTAACCGGATGGTTTCGTTGAACTGGCTGGCCAGTCGGTCAGCTTGATCTACACCTTGACCATAGGCATTCAAGCCACCAGCGAGCCCTCTTACGCTCGCATCCATTGTCGTCAGCGCGCCCTTCGAGAACTCAGCCGCCGTCGTCATAAATTGGAGGTCTTGTGCCGTCTTGAGAATCTGAGCGCTTAAAGCTTCATACGTGCCCTTCGCCACATCGGGCAGAGGAATGTTGAAGTCAGACGAAATGCGCTGTAGGTTGCTCCCAAGTTCGCTACGGTTGCCGAAAATCTTGTCGGTGTCGATCGACTGGATTTCTGCTAGCTGCTTCTGGAACGCAATCGACGCCTGGATCGATTCCTCGATACCTTGGCGGATAGCCCGGAAGCCAGAGACGATGGTTTGGGTGAACACGATCCGAGACAACAGCTTGAAGCTGGTAGTCAACCGACCGTTGGCACCTGTGACTTGATCGGCAGCATTGGTCGTGTGCTTGCTGATGCGGACAATGGCATCGCCCACGCGCACGGAAGCCGTGCGGGCGGCATCGCCAGTCACCAAGAAGCTCTTCGCTACCTGGGCCGCAGCCGTGGCGGCAGCACCAGCGTCGGCCGAGATGTTGCGGCCGAGACCGCCAGCGGACGCGACCTTGGCCAGAGCCGCCGCAGCTTCATTGCTGCGTTGGGCCAACTGGATCATCGCGGAGACCGTCTTGCCGGCCTCTTTGTTGAACGTGCCGAAGTTGTTCGCGGACCCACGCAGGCCGTTCTCAAGGGCTGCGAGTGCGTCGTCAAGCTGCTTCAATGCAGTAAGTGCTTGACTTGCATCGAACCCGAGTGTTTGTTTTATTTCCTCAGCCATTAGACACTCTCTCTTCTTTCATGGCGTGCCGTCGCATGTTTTCTCTGGCAGTAAAAGTCACGGCTCGACATTTATCCGACCTTGATCTTCGTCACGGTGTTGAACGGGTTGGGCAGGCGAGCATCGCCGGCCACCTTCTTGAAAGCCGCGCGCCCCTTCTGCTGGAAGTGGTAGGGGCCGGGGTCGTGGAGGAACGAGAACAACGTCGGATCGGGATTCGTATTGGCGTTGTTGTATTCGTTCCAAATCAGGTGAGGCAGCGTGGTCTGGTAGAAGAACGAGAACTGCCCTTTGTCACGGTTTAGGATGAAGTCACCCTGTCCGTGGCTCAGTCCTAAGCCGACCCGATTCGGGGCCAGTCCAGCCTGAGAGATGTTCAGCGCGTATGAGATTCGCCGGGCCAGATGTAGGAACGTCGCGGCCGACGCACCGCTCCACTGTGGGATTTGTGCGGCGGTGGCGTCGAGCCAGTGAAACGCCGCCAAGGTCAAGACCTCAAGCAACTCGGTTTGCAACTGGTCTTTGAACTTGTCTAGGTCGATTCGAGGCGCACGGAATGTACCTTTGAATTTCATGTCCGTGGCCTCACTTCATGGTCGAAACTCAGACTTAGCGGTGCCTGCCTTTACTCTTCTTTGACGGAGCGGCGGGAGGGCCGGCCGAGCCAGAAGGCATCCGTGCCCCAGCTAGTTGAGCTTCCCGCTCGCTCTCGTCGTAACTACATGTCTGATCGAAGGCGATCAGCTTTGCTTGGATGAAGGCACCGCAATCGTCCCATGACTCTTTCACGCCGGGAGGCTTTACTCCGAAGCGTTCACAGGCTCGCCAGATGGCGTACTCGCCTGTTCGGTACTTGGGAAAGAGATGGGATTTTGCATCTGCGCCCGACCAGCTAGAAAATCCTCGCGCGCCCGTTGCAACTTGGCTTCGTTGAGGCCGTTGGCGTCAACGACGAGTTGCACGATGCGGTCGATTTCCGCGTCGGTGAACTGGGCGTTCGTCAGGTCATTGTTCCAGTTGTCCCATGTCTTGGGGTTGTCCAGGTTCACGGCGTCCCACTCGATGTTGCTGGGCTTCAACGAGAAGACGATCGTGTAGGCCGTCCGCTGTGCGGCGTGACTCGCAACGACGGATTGGTAGCCCTTGTCTTCGGGGTCAGGCACCCAACCTTGATTGGGCACCAGCTTGCCGGGCGGTGCCGGGAACGGGCACAGCTTGAAGAAGTCTTCCAGGTCAGCGGGCTCTGCCCAAAACGCAATCGGTCCATCTTCGCGCGGCAGCACCAGCAATTCTTTAGGCGGTGGTGTGACCGTTTTACCGTTGATACGCATTTGTTTATTCCTCGCCAGAGAAAGGTTGAAAGAAAAAGCTCTGCGGTCTCTACCGACCTTATGGTTTGGTCAGCTTCCCCGCTCACGCACGAGCCATGCGGTGCTTTTCAGGATATGGGCGGCGGTCGTTGCCTTAGCAGGGCCTCACGCCAAAGCACGTAACCTTACGCGCGCTCGATGTCGGCCTCACTCACGTTGCACTTGCCTTTGGTGGCAATGGTTGCCGCGCTGAGATCGAATTCGAGAGAATCGCGTCGGAACATCGGGAACGTCGTCCGCTCCGTTTCGGCAGTGCCGCACGGAGGGTTGTGTTCGATCTCGATGTCAACGCAGTAGGGTTCACACTGGTCGTCCGAGGCGCTGAACCAACCACTCGCGCCACCGATGCCTTTAATCGCATCGACAGCAGTGATTTCCTCAGCGGTGCCCGTCCGCACAAACTCATAGACGAATTCGAGGCTCACTTCGAGTGGGGCCTCGTCACCTTCGCGAACGGCGTCCAGGTTGCCCCGGTCGAGTTCGTACTCGTAGTTCTTCGTCTCGGTATAGGTCAGATTGCCGTTGCCGACTTTCACTTCCACCTGTTGAGGTAGGAGGGTGATGTTGTCGTTATTGGCAGGCAGATCGCCAGCGTCTAAAGCCGGGGTGAAGGTCAGTTCCCACGACACCGCGCCAGCGCGGAGCGTGGTCACACCCACCGTATCGCCACCGCCTGCCAAATCCACGTCGTCCGCAGTAAGCGTCGGCGTGCTGAGGTTGGCATAAGCACCCTTGATCTCGATGTGATACGTGCCGGCAACCGGCAGTGTCACAAGAACGTCACCTGCGACCACGTTCGAGAGAGCCACAAGGGCTGCCTGGACGTTGACCGCTGTGTCGTTGTAAGGGATGCTGGCCGTGGTCTGGCCGTTGAAGGTGATAGTGAAGTTGCCGCTCGTGGCATCGACCACGACTGCGAACTTCTTGTTGGCCTTCTCGGCAGTCACGACGAACACGGTGTCAGCCACCGTGGCAATCGTGAAGCGAGCGCCAACGGGGACTCGTGTGGTTGCGTTCGGCAAGCTTGCCAACGTGTCGATTTCCAAGGTGGTGTCGCCACCACCGGGAGAGCTTTCATCCACTTTTGCTGTGCCACCAAAACCGTCTTTGATACGGATCGTGGCATCGCGTAGTTCAATGCGTGCCATTGTTCTTTACTCGCAATTTGTCAGAGAGGTTGGTGGGTTACGACCGCGAGATGTCGGCCTCACTCACGTTGCACTTGCCCTTTGTGGCAATCGTCGCAGCGTTGAGGTCGAATTCGAGCGAGTCACGGCGGAACATCGGAAACGTGGTCGTTTCCGTTTGAGCAGTACCGCACGGCGGGTTGTGCTCGATTTCGAGATCGACGCAGTACGGCTCGCACAAGTCGGACGAAGAACTCACCCACTCGGACGCGCCGCCGCTGCCTTTGATGGCATCAACAGGTGTGATCTCTTCGCTCGTCCCAGTGCGGACAAACTCGTAGACGAATTCGAGACTGACTTCGAGCGGGGCTTCATCGCCCTCACGAACGGAGTCCAGGTTGCCCCGGTCGAGTTCGTACTCGTAGTTCTTCGTCTCGGTATACGTCAGGTTGCCGTTGCCGACTTTCACTTCAATCTGCTGGGGCAGGAAGGTGATGACGGCATCGTCGGCCACGCCGGCCGCAGTGACGGGCGTGAAGGTGATCGCGGTCGTCGGACTGGGTCCAGTACGGCCAGTGACCGTGTGGACAGGGAGGCCAGTTTCACCCGCGATGGTGAATCGAGCCCCGATCGGAATTTGCGTGGTCAGTGTCGTGTTCAACGACACGGTATCAACACCCAAAGAAGTGTCGCCGGCCATGATGCTCATGTCATTGACAGCGGCGGTGCCCGCCAGTCCATCTTTGACACGGATCGTGGCATCGCGAAGTTCAATACGTGCCATGTGGGATTTCCCTTTGTTGTTGGATTCATGCCGGCAGAAGGCCGGGCAGAAGAAGAAGAAGAAGCCCACACATGACTGAGTGTGGTGTCAGCTAGTTACTGAGAAATTTCCATCTTGTATCGAGCATCGACGGCCGACTGTTTCAGCCGGTCCGTCTTGTCGATCTGCCCGAAGTGGAACACGCGGACAGCATCGTTCTTGCCAGCACGAGGCGATAGGCACCCAATTTGCACGTCGGGGTCGTCAATTTCCTCGTCCTGACCGAACTTGAAGATCGGAATCAAGTCATCCATTGCCTCGTGAAAGAGGCCAAGGAACTTGTGCAACGAGTAGCCGTTCTTCTTGCCGTCCAAACGGCTTGAGAACAGTACGTTCACATCGACTGAGACTTCGTAGAACCCATGACTCAACTCTTGAGTGAAGGGTCCATTGATACGAATCTCTGCACGGTCGGTCGCTGTGTTGAACGCCTCGTCGCGATCATCAAGACCTTCCACGATGATAGGAAGGCTTGCATCCGTCGCGACCTCTTTGAGATAGTCGGCGACCGATGCGAAAATCCAGCGGGCCAAATGGGGACTAACAGGCATGGTGAATCCCCTTATGGAGTCTCTGTCGAAGTGTCCGACAGGGTGATGCTGGTCTTGGCACGTTTGTCGAAGATTTGTTCTGGGACTTCACCCAGTAAGGCTCTCGCGGCGATGATCCACCCGCCTAACTCAAAAGCCTCGAAGTGATCGATTACGAACTTCTTGTGCTCGTGGACGATCCAGTCGTCTTTCGCCACAATCAAGTTCGGTACATCGCGCTGGTCGATGATGAAGACACAAGCGATGCTGTCGTATCCGCCGCCAGACACGAGGGACTTGTTCGCGGAGATCAGAGAGATTCCACGAATTTCTTTACGCGCGACATCGGCGGGGAGGATGACGGCGTGGTCGATTGTCAGCTTCGTCTTGTTGACGGTACGCTGACCAGTTTTGGCGTCCGATGAAACGGTCCCCTGCTTGTAGAAGTCAATGCGGCCACCGTACTCGCGCTTCATTTGATAGAAGGCAGCACGGTTTCGCTGTTGAACATTGCGGTTGACCATTGGGGACGCCTGCGGGAAAAAAGCCCCTCGCAGCGCTTTGCTGCGCGGGGACGATTGTTATTCAGGTTTCGGCGGTTCGCTTGGACCTTCGGTTTTGCGTTGCCGCAACGTCTTCGTGAGAGATTTGCCTAACAGGGCACCCAACTCACGCATCACCATCGCGTTCTCTCGCATTATCTGCGAGTTCTTCGAGATGACTTTTGCAGACCGCTCAACGAGCGGCATGATGATATGACGCATTTCGTCTTCGAGCTTCTCGATTCGGCTAGCCGAACGATCTTCTCGCTTCCAATCACGCCAGATGAAAAACAGAACGATGCCGGCCAGTGGGCCGAACTCGCGAAGTAGGCTCAAGAACTCCATCGCTTTACACCCCTTAGATAAAAAGAGGCACTCGCCCCGGATTGCTCCGAGGCGAGTACCTTTGGGTTTGCAGCGTTGGGTTTAGCCCAAGAACGCGACGGCCTGATTGGCGTCGATCACTTCGACACCCGCGAGGATGTCCAAGTTGACGCGAGTACCACCCTTCACGGAGTCGTACTGCATCACGACACGCATACCGAGACCATCCCACGAGGCGTTGGCAGCGGCCACGCTGTTGCTGACCGGAGGCAGAGCCAACGGGCGGCTGATGAGCGCGATCGCGCTTCGGCGGAAGGCCAAGTTCATCGAACCTGCCGGGCCGGGGAACGCCTTGTCGTCATCCGACAACAGGACTTCCAGCGGGCGATCCAGCAAGACCTTTGTGGAGGTCGTACTGACGTTCTCGACTTCGATCACGGTGTAGACGTGACGGGTGCTCGTGCCGAAGGCAACCAACTGGCCGACCTGCGGACGCAGGCTGGCGGTGTGGCCGTCCAGGGTCACAAACTTGCTGTAGCCCACGGCGTAGGCACCGTTGACATCGCAAGCCTTGTACACGGTGATGACCGCGCTGGACAACGTGGCGAACTTGTTCGCCTCGTGCAGCGTGACCGCATCGGTGTCGCCGCCGTTCAGCGTCTTGGCGGTGACGTAGGTGGGCTGGTCGTTACCAGCCACGGTGGCGTACTCGCCGATAATCACGTTGTAGCCCGTGATCGTGGTGGCCTGCGAACCCGAGCCACCCGCCGCGAGGGCGCTGGTCACGGTTCCCGTCGCCACGGAGGCGGCGGACAGGTCGGCGTAGTTGGTGTTGTTGCCACGCAGGATGTCGAAGCCCAACAGATGGCCGAGGCGGGCAGTCGCGAGGGCGCTGCCGCCGTCACCACGCTCGTTGGCCTTCGTGAAGAGATCGGTCTTCAAGATGGCGGTTTCGCTGTAAGGCGAGACCACGATGTTGCGGCCGTCGTCCGCAGCCTTCTGGATGTTCATCAGTTGACGAACATCGAGAATGTAGTCGCGGGCGTTCGACGCGCTGAGGTTGTTCAGACGGCCGACGCGAGTGGTCGGGGTCTTCAAGACCTCGTGGACGCGACCCAGGATGGCACGCTCGACCATGCGGGCGATGTTCTTCATCGACACCGGCATGTAGACGGGAATGAGTTCCTGGAACGAAATCGTCTGCTCACCGTCCTTGATGATGAACGAATCGTAGAACCACTGGTCCAGCGCGATGCGGACCGGGGTGGACGAGACATCCTTGGCCTCGTAGTCGTCGGCATCCGTGCGCCGGCGACCCGAACGATCAACCGGTCGGCGGGTGTTGACCACATCGCCGAAGTTCTTGATCTCGTTCGAGAACTCTTTGTGGACGAGGTTGCCCATCACGAGTTCCTCGCTCAGCAGAGCGAGACCTTCACGCGCCCACAACTCGGGGACGTAGGCGTCGGTGTCGTTGGCAAAGCAGATCAGCGTTGCCGAAATGTACATGGGATTCATGGGTTTCTTCCTAATGAGGGATTGAGGGCGGCGAATTTGCCATACAAAAATCTGAGGTTCACGTCGCAACACGCGACATGAATGTGTGGCTAGAAAATGCCACCAGAGAGGCGACCCCGCAGAGAGGCGGGTTCTCATAAGAAGCCCGGTTTACGGCCGGTAACGGTTACCTTACGGCAACTCGGAAGAGTCTACTTGCGGGGCAGGCCCAACCGCTCGGGTTGTTCCTTCCGCAGACGCATGAATTCTTCCATCGACACTTTACCGGGGTCGATCTTCCCGGCTCCGCTGCCACCACCGACGCCGGACGTGCCGCCGACACCGCTGACAATATTGGATTTGAACAAACCGCCGTACTGGGTCGTCAAGGTCTTCATCTTCTTGACGGCATCTGCGGGGGTCATTTGCAGAATCTCGACCGCGCCGTCATCCGCGCGGATCGGAAAGTTGATCATCGGCTCTTCATCGACCATCTTCACCATGTCGTTCAACACGGTGACGATGATCTGGGGATTGAAGGCATCTTCGGCCACGGCGGCGTCCTGCAAGGATCGCTTCACCTTGGCGTCGATGTATTTGTGCTCGGCATCTTTCGCACGACGCTCGGCCTCGGCCAGCTTCGTGCTGTACTCGTCTTCCAGCTTCTTCTTCTCAAGACGGGCGTTTTCTTCCTTCGTCCGTAACTGCTTGAGCATGTCTTCGCGAAGCTCTTCGGCCTTGTACCGATCGCCCTCCGCGAGGTTCTTGCTTGCGAGAAGCTCGTCCAGCTTCTTCTTGTTCTTTTCGGCTTCCTTGCGGCGCTCTTCGGCCAGCAACTTGTTCAGGTGGTCCTGCTGGTCGGTCGAGAATTCGACCTTCTTGCCGCCCTTGGCGGGCGCGGCGGGCGGGTCAGCGGGCGAGTCAGCGGGCGAGTCAGCGGGCGGGTCGCCGCCGAGGTTGAGAGCGTCTGCGAGGGCGTCGAAGCAAATCAACGAGATGTGCGAGAAAGATGTACGGTGCATAAACACTCCACAGTTCCTTTGATCCCCTATGTACGTTACGCCATCTCGGGTAGGGTTCCCTTGAAGGCACCCAGCAGAATGCTGGTTAAAGAGTGCGAATTACGAAATTCGCTGTAGCTTCACGGCCTCGTCGTCACGCAGGAACGGGCGAATCAATCGCCACGCCATTGCATTCGGGATGCCGTTGACTATGTGTTCGATCGGCACCTGCGTTCGGTTGTACGTCGTTCGTACCGACGACAAACCGTTCGAGATGATGCCCAGGTTTTGCAATTCAAGCTCGGGGTCTACACCGTCGAGCAGAGAGTGGGCGATTTCGTACTGTGCTTGACGGATCGCATCCGGCACTTCTTCATCGGCCCCACGAGGGAACTCCAACGGCTGACTTGCCTCGGCTGCACGAATCGCATCCTCGTCAGCGTCGGGGCTAGCTTCCAGCAGTGCGAACACTGCTGCCTTTCGACCCTTGTAGTTCAAGGTGTCGATAATCAGTCGAGCAGCCAGCAGAGCTTTCGGGCGATCTTCGTCGCTGGCGTTCGTCCAAGCGGACTCGTGCAGGCGGTTGTCGAAGTACGTCTGGGCCTCTTCCAAGGTGCCGTAGTAGTCGTAGGTAATCGCCATGAGCCTTAGCCCCTCTTCTTGTCTGACTCAGCAAACTCAGCCTTTAGGCTCTCGTAAAGATCACGCTTTGCTCGGTCTCGATTTATGATAGGCATGAAGATAATCCTATTAGTCCGCTAGTAATGCGTATCGACCTATCTTGATCTGCCGGGCGGCATTGGTGAGTGTCGTGGCCGATATATCCCAATACATGAGAGTTGACGCATTGGGAATCGTTGTGGTGTGGGTCACAACAAGCACGTCGTTGATGTAAAAAATAACATCGGCGTTGGTGACTTCAATCCGCATCACATAGACGGTATCGACCGCGACGGCCACGGTAGTCGTTGTGACCTGTGGCGTACCGCTGGCATTGTCACTGACACACCGCCAGAAAGCAGTACCGTCTGCGGCGGTGTCATAGCGAAAACCAGCATAGTGGACAGATGGAGTGGCGCTACTTTGCGGATTTCCGCTTGCCAGACTGACCCAAAAACGAACCGACGTGATCGTTGCGGGCGTCTTTATGCGGGTTACTGACAGTGTATTCCACTGTCGCCAGACGCCAGCGGAGGCGTTGTAAGTTACTCTGCAATGGTTTCCGCTGGTTGCACCAGATTGTAGGAGTGCAAAAGCACCTTCTGCTTCATTGGTGACACTACTTAGCCCGGTGAAAGTTGGAGTCGCTGCAAACCCGGATACTTGTCCGTTACCATCCGATCCAATAATATACTGGCGGAGATATTTTCTGGTCGCAATACCGGAGTCCGACCCCGTGGCTCCCGTGGCTCCCGTGGCTCCCGTGGCTCCCGTGGCACCCGTGGCTCCCGTGGCTCCCGTGGCTCCCGTGGCACCCGTGGCACCCGTGGCACCCGTGGCACCCATGTCG